AAACATTTAGGGAAGGTAATGTTAGTTTTTATCATCCTCCAAAAATAAAATTAGAATCAAATACCGAATATTTTTTAGTCATACAAGATAGGATAGGTTACATAACTGACAAAAATGGTATTGAACCGAGAAATCTTGAATATTGGGATAAAAAAATTAATTATAATTCAGAAATTGCATGGAATGAAATGACACAGGAAACTTATTAAAAAAACATTTGGATTTAATATATAAAAGGTTGTATATTTAAATATGGATAAAAGTTATATTGTAATACCTATATATTCAGACCCTTTCTTACACCCATTACATAGTAAAAATGAGTTGTCTTTATTATACATACAAGAATATGATGCTAGTAGTGGTAGTTTGGTTGGTGAATCAAAATTCATATCACAATTTCATCCAGATTGTTCAGATATCTTACAAGATTATTCAATGATATCTAAAAATAAAGGTTTGATATTTACACCAGATGGTAAAAAATTACAACCAATATTTTCTGACTATAAAAAGGTTTTTTGTGTAAATCAAGCTCATTGGTGGATTCACGGAAAACCAATGGATTTTGAAGTTAGAAATAACGCAATAGATTTCCTATCAAACAAGTATTACAATGTTAAAAAACTCAACGAAATAGTACCTTTAATCAAACATAAAGAGTATTGTGATGAGATAAGAGATGTAATGGTAAAATTTCTTAAAGAAGAATTACAGAACATGATAGGAGATGTGGGGTGGTTTGATAATTGTCTTTTGGGTGAACAAGCTTTTTACAACATAGAAAAACAAGGTGTAAAAGTATCAGATAATGTGTGTGATATATTTGATATGAGGGTAAAAAAACACATATCAGATGGTAAATTATATTCAAATTATAATTTATTCACCACAACTGGTCGTCCAAGTAATTCATTTGGAACTGTTAATTTTGCAGCTCTACCACCTGAAAAGAGAAAAGCTATAGTATCTGAAAATGACTATCTTGTAGAGTTTGACTTTGACGCTTATCATTTAAGATTGATTGCTGATTTAGTTGGATATCATACATTTGATGAAACTTCGGTACATCAACACCTTGCAGATTGGTATGGTTGTACATATAAAGAATCAAAAGCTAAAACATTCAAATTATTATATGGTGGAATTGATAAGAAAACAAGAGAAAAAGTACCATTTTTTGATTTGGTTCATAATTATATTAATAAAAAATGGAATGAAATAAATACTCATAATCTTGTTTATACTGATATTTATAGAAGGAAATTACTATATAATAACTATGATGATTTAAATAGAAATAAAGTATTTAATTATTTAATTCAAGCTTTTGAAACAGAATCAAATATAAATAAGATTTTATCAGTTCAAAACTATTTATTAAATAAGAAAACAAAATTGATATTATATGGATATGATAGTTTCCTATTTGATTTCTCTAAACAAGATGGAGTAGAAACTTTGAAAGAAATAAAATCAATTTTAGAAGAAAATAAACACTACACCAAATCCAAGATGGGTTTAAATTATGGTGAAATGAAAGACATCACAAAGAGGTTATAATATGAAACACATTTCAGAAATTATAGATGAAATACTTACAGAGTGGTCATACCAAGTAAATGATGGTATGCCTAATCCAAAAAATCCATTTCACATAGTTCAATTAAGAGAATCTATGGAAGAGTTAGGTCTACCAAAAGAGTTCATTTTTGAATTTATACAAAACATATTAAAAGAAGAGAAATTCAAAGCAAAAAATAAAGATGGTAGGGTTGTTGATTTTGATAGTGAAGAAGCGAGAGATGACGCTATAAAAACAGGTACACATTTTAAAATTGATACTGATGATGGCGATGGTGATGAAAAAGAAACAAAAAAAGGTATGGATATTAAGGGTAATCAATTTTCAACAGATGATAAAAAAACTGATTCAGATGGTGAAAAACAAACTACAGATATGTCAGAAGATGAATTACGAAATGAAGACCATAACACTACAAACAAACAATTAACTATCACAAAAACAGAAGCACAAGAACAAGCTAAAAAGAAAGGTAAAAAGGGTGTTGGTGCAGGTACAGCAGAATCCAGAGCTGGTGAGGCAGCAGTTCACTATGCTGTTAGAGAATTATTGAATGGAACAAGTATAGATGATATAAAAAAAGTTTTAGGTGGATTAGCTAAAGATAAAGAAAAAATACTAAATCAAAAATGGGCCCAAGCAGCGTTAAATACTGCGCAATGGATAATAGATGTTTATGGTGATGATATAAAAGAGGTGGTGTGGGATACACCAGCTGGAAGAGAACTTATTGGTACTGAAGGACATGGAACATCTTCTGATATGTTTATACAATTAAAGGATGGAAGAAATGTAGGAATATCTTTAAAACAGACTACTAATGTATTTTTGTTAAATGGTGGATATAAAGAACAACATGAAATATTAACTGAATCGTTGAGTGATATTTTATCAACTGAAGAATTAGATAATTTTAAAAAGGTTACATCTATAGATACTTATTGGAATGGTAATCCAGATGATAGCCAAGATAATGGTTTTTATGGAGAGTTAAAAACAATTAACAATCAATTTGAATATAATAAAGATTTTAAAAATTTAGTATTAAAACGAATTGATGATTATAAAAATTTATCTGATGAAGAATTTGAAAAAATATTTGATAGTTTAAAATATAAAAAATTTATAGAGGAAACAGAAAAATTAATTTCTGAATTACCACATATAAAAAGAGATGAAATGAAGTACATAGCTAAAGTTATGAAAGACCCAGTAATTAGACAACAATTTCCTCAATATTATGATGCGTTAAGGGGTACAGAGATTAAATTAACACAATCTATTTTGAATCAAGCGATTTCAAATGAAAATGTAGCTAAGGGATTAAAAAAATTATGTATGGATGGCATGCATGTTGAAGATATACTTTTTGGTAAGAGTGAAAAATTAGATGAATTTATCACTTTATATGGAAATAAACCTGCAGTTGAATTAGATAAAGGAGCTCTTCTTAAAATTTTTGGATTACAAGATAAATATGAACAATATTTGGGAATAGATGATGAAGAACAAAAAGAAGAATTTAAACAACAACTATTAGATGAAATGAATGATAAGATATTTATAGACATTAAAGATGGTGCTAGGTCAGGAGAAATCAAAATCAAACATGAAGATGGTGAATTTCATCTATTTGGTGTTAAAGCTAGAACAAAACCATTAGGAACTTCACCTGGTTTGGAAATGAATCAAACCACATTTATGGGAAATGTGATAAAAGAAGGAACACCTGATGTATCAGAGTGGAGTTCATCTACTAAATCAAGATTTGTAAACGCAAGAATTAAGGAACTATTAGAGGAGATTGAAGATGCGAATACTGAACAAAAACAAGCTTTACAACAAGAAATTGAAAAGTTAAAAGCTCTCTAATGAAAACCCAACTACTCGCTACATTTACTAATAAAAAAGATATTGAAACAACAATAGCTAATATATCTTCTGCTTACACAATAATTTTTAGTAAAATTTATGTACTACAGAACGAAAATGATGTAAATGAGTTAATATGTACATATAATGTTGATACATCAAATGGTATAGATTACAATAAAGTAGATGCGACTATATCACTACACAGAAAAAAATATTCAAATACATTATATACAATTAACGCTTTGAATGAATGTATAAAAAATCTTAACAATGGAGTATTAGATACTAAATTTTTAGTACCTTGGGAAAATTTTAAAAACATGTTATTGGTTACAAATACAGAAGGCTTAAATAAGATAAATACCAGGATTTATAAAATCATAAATTTAAATTAGTTTTTT